TACTGATATCTACAACAATGGATACGGTATCTCTGAACTAGAGTTATTAGTAAGTTTAGTTACGGGTCACTTAAACGCTGAATTTTATAATCAAGCTTACTTTATCCAAGGATTCGCCGCTAAAGGTATTTTACATATTAAAGCTGCCATCAATCGTAGAAAATTAGAAACTGTAAGACAACAATGGGCGCACATGATTAAAGGAACGAGAAATTCGTTCCAAACTCCTATATTTGCTGGTGTCGATGATGTTCAATGGATTCCTCTAACTCAGAATCATACAGACATCGGTTTTGAAGGATGGATGCGTTATCTTATTAGACTCATCTGCGCTATCTATCAAATTGATCCGCAAGAAATTGGTATTAATTTAAGTAGTGAAGGTAAATCTGGTGGAATCAATAGCGGAGATAGTACTAAAGAAAAACAAGAAATTTCGCATGATAAAGGTCTCTATCCGTTATTAAGACACGTTGAGAAATATATCAATGACTCTATCATTCATCCATTAGATGACAGATTTGAATTACATTTTTGTGGTATCACTGGTGAGAATAGAGTTCAAACATTAGCTAGACAAAAAGACGAATCTCTGTTTAAGAAAACGGTTAATGAAATTAGAGCTGAAGATGGGTTGACCCCTCTTCCAGGTATGGATGATATTATCTTAAGTCCAGTTTATATGCAATGGTATACGGCGTTCTCTGATAAGGGGCAAGAAAAATCAGCTAAAGATCAAAAACATCAAGCTAATTTGAATACACAACCAGGACAAGGACAACCGGAAGAGAAAGATCCAAATGAAGGCATAAATCCAGATGGCGTTTATAATCCTGATTATTTCAATCAAGTAGCTACTGGTGCCGAAACTGATGAAACTGGCAAAGTTAAAAAATCACTGAAATCTAGTAAGAAATTAAAAGTTGAATATTATAAGATAGAAGACTAAGATGGCAAAAGTTTCTATCGTGTTAGACAAAGACGAAAGTTCTTTAGAAGCCGAGAATCAACTTCTTAAAGCATTAAATTATCATGCGTCAGGTGACGCTCATTCCAAAGAAACATTTCATGATCCTGCTATGATTGACGTCTCCATGAAGATGGAGAAACTCCACAAAGATATGTATGAAGAGATGGTCGATGAAATCTGCGAACTCCTAGATGAGGAGTATTCGTAATGGTTACTTCTCAATCCACCATCGATCTTATTAGAAAGATAATTGAAAAACATTATGCGCGCCTCGTTATCTCTGTATTAGGTGGAGCTGAAATGTCTAAAGAAGAACTAAAGAAATTAAGAGATATGGGTGTTGATCCGTCTAATCGTGATTCATTTTTAACAGAAGTTTATCTACATAACTTCTTGAATTCACCGCCTACTAAAGAATCCCCTAGAACATCTAATGCTATGAAACAACAACAGAAAGACGAGAAACTTAAACCCGTAGGTGAAGCGCACGATTATTCTATTGAGAATCTAAATGAGAACATAAAACAACAGATCAATAAGTTAAAAACTGACGTTGGATCTAGGATTGAAGGCATAATCAGAGAGAATAACGAGAAGTATAAATTCCAAGCTTTAGGTAATCTAACGCGTGATAACTTCATGGATATCATAGAGAAAGAATCGTCAATATCTAAAGTTAAGCAAAAATTAAAAGCTACCTCGAAACAAGCTAATCGGGATTGGACTAGAGTAGCGGTAACTGAGATAAGTAATGCAATAGGTATAGGGTCAGTGGACCGTATCGTGACAGATAATAAAAACTCGGATCTTAACGAAGTTTACGTGTTTAGAATTCCAGTTAGAGATAGTAAGACTTGCAAATATTGCCGTAGGTTTTATCTAGATTCTGACGGATCTCCTAGATTATATAGATTGTCAACTCTTTTGGCTTACGGATCTAACTACGGTAAGAAACAAGACGAGTGGAATCCAGTAATCGGAGCTACGCATCCAAATACTAGAACTAGCGCGATAATCGAACTAAAGCCAGGGTGGAAACTTACTTCTAGTGGCGACGTCACATTTATCGGTCTTGATAAGTGGCATAACTATATTGTTAACAAGCTCTCTGAATAAATAACTTTACAATTTAACGTTTATGTACTAGAATTAAACTAATTCGAGAGGTACATTTATGCAATTTGAAGAAGGTTCAACTTATACTTGTAAGGATTTTCCAGAAGATATCTTAGTTCTAGCTGTCGCTGGTGAATCTAGCGACGCCATTCAACTTGCGATTCTCTGGGTAAATCGTGGTACCAAGAATACAACTAATTCAGACGAATTAAACATCAAGAAATCAGACCTAAATAAATGGTCGAAAGTAGATCTATAATGTCTAAGATTGATATTCAGATCGAAGAGCTTTTACGAAAAAAGAAGAAGATCAATTACTTAAATAGCTTATTAAGTATCGTTAAAGCTAATGCTAACGAAGAATTAGCTAATATTAAAGAAGACATGGTTTCTCTTTTTGAAAATTTTATAAATACGCAAATTAAGAATATCGAAGGTGACGAAATTAAGGTAATTCCTACGCAAGTCAATTCTAATGCTCCCTTCAAGAATGAAACAGAGACTAAGAGTGTATCCAACGATAATGAAGTTCCGCCTAACGAAAAGATAAATTTTGCTTTAGATTATCGCCATCTTGGTGGTAAAAAAGTTAAAGTTTTAAATAAAGAAGGTAGCGATTCCACTATTGGCGAAGTCGTGGGTCTTGATGCACCTTATGTCGTAGTAAAGACTTCCGCAGGACCAACTATAAGAACTAAAGTCGATAAGATTGAAGTAATAATTTAAACAAGGAGCAATAATGGGTCGCAAAGAAAAACGTCGTCTAATGAAATCACCTAGTCGTAATACCTCTTTTGAGGAACTAGTGTCTAACGCAACAACTGCTAGATACAAAGGATTGATTAAACAAGAGATCGATCAATTAGGTCAAGAACTAGCTGGTCAACAAGCTGATACACTTACAAAGATTTATACGCGTCTCGTTGTTCTTGAGAAGATAGTAATTGAAAAATTAGGCGTTACTCAAGAAGATATGGCTTCTAGAATTGCGGATGCCGAAGATGCTCCATACGGATTACAAGTTGTTGATACTGCTGAAAAAGGCGACCGTGTAAGAGTTCAATTTGCAGGTAAACCAGCTACAGACGCGGAGTATACTAAGACTAGCAATACTATGATTAATAATATCGGTTCTGGTGGTACTTTTGGTAAAGAGATCGAAGACGCTATTGTAGGTATGAAGACTGACGAAACTAAAGAAATTACTGTTGGTGAAGCTGAAAAAGCGTTTAACGTAAAGATTACAGTAAATAGGATTTCGCGTCAACCTAAGCCGGCAACTCCAGAACTTCCTAAAGAGGAGACTAGCGCAGATGCAAGTCCTAATGCGTAACAAGAAGATCGGCGTAGAGAAAGCTTCTAAACAATCAAAGAAAGATGTAGGCATCTGGGTTGCGCCAGACGTAGCGGATTCTTACGGTATCATCCGTTACCTAGGTCCAAATTCAGCGGATGACTTAAAGATTGGTATGAAAGTTTATTACGGAACTCAGAGAGAACAAGTCCGAATGGCGGGGAGTGATATCGAAGTTATGAACGAAGATAACGTTATAGCTATCGTCCAGGATGAAGAAACACCAAAAGAATCTCAAAATTAAGAAGTCCCGTAACATAAGTGATATCGGGTCTAAAGTTAATTCAGACATTAAGTTGTCTCGTACTTCTATCTTATTGCAATATATATTTGAATACGGAGTCAATTTCGAGGAACGTGTAATTAACGTTACAGGTGAGATAGATTCTGACAAGTTCGATCTAATTGATTTTGCTTTAACCGAGATGGAAAATCACAATCATTCAACTGTAACTATAAAGATAAATTCTCACGGCGGTGATGCTTATCAAGCTCTTGCTATAGTAGGTCGTCTTAAAAAAAGTAAATGTCATATAGTTACTGAAGGTTATGGACAGATAATGTCGGCAGCCACAATTATATTAGCTTGTGGTGATCGACGTAAGATGTCTAAATATGGTTTCTTCATGTGGCATGAGAATTCCTATGAACTAGAAGGCAAACATTCAGAGATAAAAGCTGAAGTACTTCAAAATGACCGAGAAGAGAAATTATGGGCAAATACTATGGCACATTTCTCTAAGAAAGATTCTTCATTTTGGTTAAAGAACGGTGTTGGTAAGAATGCTTATTTTACAGCAGATAATCTACTTAAAATGGGCGTCGTGGATGAGATTTTTTGAAACTAATTAAGATACTTAACAATACTATAACTTCTCCAAGAAGAAAGAGTTCTTCTACTGAACCTTCGTTTAAACCTTCTATGCTTGGAACTAATTGCATCCGTAAACTATATTATTCATATAATAAAGTTGAAGAAGATTTCTTACCAGACGCTAAATCAGCAAGAATTATGGCTTTAGGAAATAGCATAGGAGACATGCTAGCCGAAACGTTTCGTAAATCCGGAGTATTAGTTGACTATCACGAACCGGGTGAAACTGCGGATCCAACTGGAAAATCTAAAGATCAACTTGAATTTCCAGTTAGAGATAAAGAGATAGAGATAAATCTAGGAAAGATAGATGCCGTAACTATAATCGATGGTAAGTTATGGTTAGGTGAATTTAAGTCTATAAATAATAATGGGTTCGGTAAACTAATAGGTCCAAAACCAGAACACGCAGTTCAAGGTGTAATATACTTATATCTATTCAATAGGTTACTTAAAGAAGGCGCGTTTTCTCATATTGAAAAATTAAAAGATTTCACAAAGGCTGAAGGCATAATATTTCTTTATATAAATAAGGATAACTCTGAAGTGAAAGAGTTTGAATTAACTGAAGGTGATGAAATATTTAAAGCAGTCATAATGAAGATGCAAGGCGTTAAGAAATGCACCCAGGAGGGTAGTTTACCAGAGAAAACTCCAGAATTCTGTCAAACCTGCCCTTGGCGCGCAAAATGCGAGAAAAATTATAAAATATAACTTTCCTTTAATCAACTACTTACATATAATCACTAGATGCAACTATAGTTGCCACCAAATTAGGAGGGATGATGTTAAAAATTCTGAAAGCTAATAAGTTAGCTTCTGCACTCGTAGCCGTAGGTATTGCAATTGCTCTACCTGGAACTGTAAAAATCGCTCAAGAAATATTGCCTGGAACTTTAGGTTCAGTTACGACTAATCCTAACTATATTCCGCAAGATATTCCACCCTCAAGTGATACTCTTTCTCCCTCTTCAGATTTAAAACCTCTTCCAGTTGATAAAACTCTAACGCTTGAAAAACGTAATACCATAGTTTTAAGAGGAGTTATTGAAGAATCTTCAGTAGCAGAAGTTGAACAAAAATTGCAACAAATTAGTAATAATTTAAGTAAAGATGATGAGATCTATCTTGTTTTAGATAGTCCTGGTGGATCCGTATTTGACGGTATTGATCTTATTAATTTTATCCTTGCCTTACCACAAAAAGTTAATACAGTAACTTTATTTGCGGCTTCTATGGCTTTTCAAATTGCTCAAAACTTAAATACTAGATACGTCACACGAAATGGTACGCTTATGTCACATAGAGCCACGGTAAGTGGTGTTGGCGGACAACTTGATGGAGAATTCGAATCAAGATATAAGATGTTAAAAAGACAAACAGATTTCTTAGATTATGTTGCAGCTGCTAGAATGGAAATGCCTTTAAAAGATTATAAAAATATGATTATTCCTGAATATTGGGTTTTCGGTTTTGATGCAGTGCAACAAAAAGCTGCAGATAAAGAAATTCTACTCCGTTGTGGTAAATCTATCCAAGATGGAACTGAAACTCAAACGATAGATTTAGTTATAGCTAAAGTTGAGCTAATATATAGCGCTTGTCCTTTAATTAGAACTCCGCTTAGCGTTAAGATAAAAGATCCAGAGGGAACTGGTAATAATTCAGATGCTTCTTTAAAGTTCAATCTAAAGAAGAAAGAAATTGATACAGCTTTAGGTGTGTTATTTACTGATAAAGTTAAATTCGTAAAAGATTACATAGTAAACGATAAATATAGTACGATATTTAAATGATCGTATAGAGGAGCCTAATGTCGGAACCCAAGAATCAGCGTCAAAAAGACGCGGTTCGAGGTGAGTTAAACCCGACTAATAGTTGCCAAGATTGTCCTAAAAAACCAAACATCAACGATGAGTCCTTATGTAACAAAGGACTAGAAAAAATTAACACTTCCGATAACAAAGAGAGCGATAATTTAGAATGTGACTGGTGGGTAAATTCGCCAGATCATAATAACTGTTTCTGGACTTTCATAAAAGATAAGTCAAGTCCTGAAGGAGTTATGCAAGAATTAGTTCAGTCAGATCTAGCCAATCTATTTGGTTGGTCTACTACCAAAACCCACTTTGTCCTAAAACAAGCTATTGAAGAATTAGTAACTGCCTTGAAGTTACAATACCCTAGAGATCTTCTAATTGAAGATTCCGGCGATATATCTATTGATGATTCATTAAATAACTTCGATAGTTATGATGACGACAGTTTTGAATGAACAGAACATTTTGTGTATACAGACATATTAGGTTAGATAAGAACACTCCATTTTATGTTGGTAAGGGTACTTTAAAACGAGCTAGAAATCTCTATGCTCGTAATTTTATACATAAAAGAATAAGAAAAAAATATGGTTGCCAAGTTGAAATTATAGAGAACTATTTAACTGAAGAAGAAGCTTTTAATAAAGAAATAGAGTTTATTAAACTATATAAATCACTAGGATACTGTGAAGCTAACATGACTTTAGGTGGAGAAGGTTTAAGTGGATTTACAAAATCTAAAGATAGTAGATTGAAGACTGCCAGAAGTCACGGAGCTAGAAAAGTATCGGTTTATAAAAAAGACGGAACATTTATAGGAGAATGGTTAAATCTTCAAGATTGCGCTAAAGAATTAAACGTTCATAGAGAATTCATTTATCAGATATTAAACAAAAAAGCTAATAGACATAGCACAAAAGGATATTATTTTAAATATTCGGATGATCCTACTTCTGTAGAAGAACTTACTAAAGATATTATAAGAAAATGGACTGAAAATCAAAGAATAAAAATGAAAGAAATAGCTTCTAACCCAAATAATCCGTGGTCAGGCAAAACTTTATCACAAGAAATTAAAGATAAAATTAGTAAAACTATAAAAGAATCGGGATCCAACCGTGGTGTTAATAATTTCTGGTATGGTAAAACTGGAGAACTAAGTCCTAATTATGGTAAAAAACATACAGAAGAAACAAGAGCTAAGATGCGTAAATCTTTTAAAGATAAACCACGCTCTTTTGAACATATACATGGAAAAAATAGTTATAAATGGGCTGGATACGTAGTCACCCCTATGGGTATATACGAAAGTTTAACTGAAGCTGGTAAAATATATGGTATATGCAGAAAAATCATTGCTAATAGATGTAGGTCGCAAGCGCCTGAATGGTCTGAATGGTTTTTAACTAAGGAACTCCTAAATTATGCTAAATGATATTTTTAAATTTGTAATTCCAGCTGAACTTGAAAAATCTGATGATCCGTCAAAACCTTGGAAAATTAGAGGCTTAGCTTCTACCGAATCGAGAGATAAACAAGGTGAAGTAATATTGCAGAAAGGCATTGATTTGAGTCCTATAGACAATAAGAAGGGTTTGATCAATTACGACCATGGGAAAATGCCAACCGACATTCTCGGTACTTTAGATGGTTATAGACGTACTCCGGAAGGCTTATATATTGAAGGTCGTCTATTTAAAAATCATACACAAGCTAAAGCCGTCTATGAAATTATGTCTTCTTTGGGTAAATCCGATAAAAATTTGGTAGGACTTTCTGTTGAAGGAAAGATCATAGAACGCGATTCTAAAAATCCTAAGATCATCAAAAAATGTCAAATAAATGCTGTTGCAGTTACATTAAATCCAGTAAATGCAGATACTTATGTAGATCTAGTTAAATCCATGAATTCTTCAGAATCAATAGAATTCAATTCGACTGAAGAAAATATGGCTAATAACACAGAGATTAAATCCGATCAAGCTATATTCACCGCTACTCAAGTTATGGCAATCGTTCAGAAAGCTTTAGGTTTAGGCGCTGGTTATACTCAAGCTCCTGCTAAGTTATCTGGTGGTGACGCTTTAGCTCAAGAAGAATTTGATTCGAAGAAGAAAAAGAAAGCTAAGAAGATGGATAAAGGTATGTATAAGTCTAACATGTTGAATATATTAGATAAGTTACAAATTCTGTATCCAGATCACACTAGAGCCCAATTGTGGGAAAGCGTTAAGCATAGATTCAACGAATCCTTCGAAAAAGCAACTTTAGAAGATACCTCTACTACTGATACTAAATAATAGAAAATAAGATTAATCTAGATATAATTTAATTACTATCTATAAGGAGTTACTCATGTTATCAAATAATGCAAAGAACGCGTTAGAAATCGCTTGTGCTGATAAAAGCGCAGCTGACGAAATCTCAACAGCGATTGACACTGGTTTTAATGCTACACCTGCTGCTGACGTAGCTGCAAATAGTCCTGCTTCTGCAGATACTATTGCGCTTTCAACAAGCGATACATATTCTGATGCCGCAGTAAATTCCGCGGTTAACACAGCCTTAGCATCAGTTATTACAGACATCAACGCAGACAGAACTCAGATTAACGCAATTCTCACAGCATTAAAAAATGCTGGTTTAATGTCTTAATATAAAGAAGGATTAACTATATGTCAAACATTACTAAGAACGAAGAACTTAATAAATCAATCGATGTCATGCTAGAAGAAATCTTCGCTGTTAAGTCATCTGAGACTGTAAATAAGTCTGAAGCTCTTGATTGGTGGAAAGATAATAAAACCAAAGCTGACGAAGTAGTTAATCAAGCTCCTTCAATGGAAAAAGATGAATCTAGAAATGCAGGTCGTCCTAAACAAATTAGTGACGTTCCACAGAACGATACTGACGGCAGACGCGCTAGTGATTATGATTCTGCTATCGTAGAAGACCGTGATCAAGAGAACGAACCAGAAGAAACTAAACAATCTCCCGCTATCGATCAAATGTCAAGTCAAGGTCATATCGCGCAATCTCCTAAAGCTCCGCAAGAAGCTCCTTTTAGACGTTCTTTAAGCGAACAAGAATTTGCAGAATATGAAGAACTTAAGAAAGCTAAAACTGCTCAAGAAGAATCTAAGAAACAAGAAGAACTTAAGAAATCTCAAGAAATTTTAATCAAATCAGCTGTTGAATCAGCTCTCTCTTCTGTTAAGAAAGAGAACGACGAACTTAAGAAATCTATGATGGAACAATCAGCTTTAATCAAAGCTATTGCTTCTCAACCTAGACAATCTAAATCAATCACTAATGTTCAAGCTCTTGAAAAATCTATGCAACCTCAAGAACGCGATGCTACTTCTTTCAGCAAATCTGAGATCTTAGACGCTGCTGAAGAATTGTACAAAGCGGGTTCTATCCCTATGGAAGCTGTCATCGAGATCGATAATACTGGTTCTGTTCTAAATCCAGCTCATAAGAGATTGATTGAGAAGAAACTTCAGGGTTAATCCTGCTATAATATAGAAATAAGCTACTCTTTATCAAGGGTAGCATTAACAATACCTTACATAATTACAAAAAAATTAAATAACATATAACTTAAACTAATTTTACTTTAAGGAGTAAAAATCGATGAATATCATTGATCAAGTTGCAAATGACCCCTCAGTTACAGGCTTTGGTAGTCACACTGCACAACAAGTTGATGCACTTCAAAAAGCATTATCGATCTCTCAAAACTACGGTACAACTGCACCCGGCTCACTAGCTGGTGGTTCTGCTCTAGCTGTTGAAGATCTAGATCGTACACTAAAACTCGTTACTCATGGTCTTGAGCATCTTAAGCTCTGGAAAGATATCTTGAAAGAGAGAGTAACTCAGAACGTCCATGAATATAACGTTCAAAATTCTTATGGACAAGAAGTAAGTCCATTCTTCGCTATGGGCGGAAACCCAGTATCGACTGATGCTAACTATGATCGTGAATTCGTTCAAGTTAAGTATCTTGGTACACAAGGACAAGTTCAACATAACTTGACTTTGATCCAAGCTGCGCACGGTCCAGTTATCGCACGTGAAGTAAAAAACAAAACAATCGAACTTCTTGCTAGAAACGAAAGAAGCATGTTCGATGCTGATTCTTCTATCAATCCACTTGAATATGATGGTATCTTTGCTCAAGTCCAAGTTAAAGAAGACGAATCTCAATATAAGTCAACTGCTTTCGCAGGTTACGAAGTAGCTGGTGTTAGCGACGAAGTTATCCTTGATATTCGTGGTATCTTTGATGAGAATATCGCTGAGAAGATGGCGTTAACTAACGTTAACAACTTCGGTATGGGTATGGACTGTTACCTCGGTACAGACATCCACTCTGATTTCTCAAGAGCTTACTACTTGAAACAACGTACACTTTCGGGTGAAACTGTTTCTTCTGGTAACCGCGTTAAGGAACATACTGGTTCTATCGACTTCAGATTTAAACCAAGTCTATTTAACCGTCCTCGTTTGTCTCCACTCAGTTCAACTGTAAGTGCTTCTGCAGCGCCTTCAATCGCTTCAGGATTGTCTCCAGTTGACGCAAATTCTAAATTTGCATCTGCTGATGCTGGTACATACAGCTATGTTATCTCCATGGTATATAGCGACGGTGAGACTTTGCCTTCAAACGCTTTAAGCATCGCTGTGAGCGCTGGCGACGGTGTAACTGTAGTTCCAACTTATGCTGGTTCTCCACTTTATGCTAACGTTTTCCGTGGTCCAAAAGATGATTCAGCTAGTGCAAAACAATTCATCGGAAGAGTTGCATTGTTAGGTTCTGGCGTTGCTATCACTATCGATGAGAATGCTCAGATCCCTGGTGGAGCTAGAGCTTACTTGTTGATGCACGATACTGACGTAC